TGCCAGTTCGCCATACCGCATGGGTCGCAGCTTGACCAACCGCGTCAGCACATTGCTTATGCCTTATTTGGACGCCGAGACAGTGGTTCAATAAATGCCAGCAAACTCAATTGCCGAGACACGTTCAGCTCTAGCAAACGCCTTTAGCGCGCTATCTGCAAACGTGTATCCGAGCGTGCCCGAGTCACCAATACCGCCAGCCATTGTTGTCGTACCTGACAGCCCATACATGGAAGTCGTGTTAATTGGCAAGGCAAAAACACAGGTCAAACTTAATTTTGCAATCACAGCCATTGTAGCCAGCAATAGCAATGCTGGGTCACTGGACAATCTAGAAAAGCTCATAATCGGAATTCTTGCGGCAATGCCCGCAGGATACGTCGTAGGCGTAATTGAAAAGCCAACGGTGTTGGAAGTAGGACAGTCTCCAATGCTTGTCGCTGACATAAACGTTTCGACTTATTACACTCAAACAACATAGGGGACAAAATGCCAACGACAATCATAACTGGTCGCGATTTAGTCGTGACCATTGCAACCGTTAACTATGACGCACAGGCGACCAGCGCAACTCTTGCGAACAGCCCAACCGTCGAGACATACCAAACACTGGACGGCAAGGCTTACAAGCACATTGACGATCAGTGGACTTTTGACATTTCAATGCTTGCTGACTGGGGCGCATCAGGTTCACTTTGCGAGGCATTGTGGACAGCTTGCGAAACAGCACCAAACACAACGCTGGCAGTTTCAATGACAGCCGTGACAGGTGCAGTCTTTGCATTTAACGTAATGCCAGTGTTTCCAAGCGTCGGCGGTGCTGCACCAGATGCACAGACCGTTGACCTATCATTTGTCGTAGTGGGAACACCTACTGAGACATTTAGCTAAAAACTACTAATCGGGAGACAAAATGAAACTACCAATCACAATTGAATACACAAACGGCGATCAGATCACTTACACAGCTGCACCGCCAGAGTGGGTCAAATGGGAAAAGCACACAGGTCACACAATTGCTCAGGCACAGGAAAAGATCGGCATTTCCGATTTAGTATTTCTTGCCTATCACGCTATGAAGCGTGAAGCAGCTGGAAAGCCTGTTAAGCCGATCGACATTTGGACAGAAGGTATTGCTGAGGTAATCGTAGGTGAGGCAAACCCAAAAGCTACGCCGTCGGAAGCCTTAGCAGAATAGTTTGGGAGGTAGCTCTGGCAACAGGGCTACACCCAGATGTTTTTGAGACAGCCGAGGACATACTTACCGTCATTGAGATTTTGGAAAGGCGAGCAAATGGCTAAAGATGCAATCAGCTATGACAAGGCTGAGCTGCGCGCCATTACTCGATCTTTCAAGGCTATGGACGACGAGGCGTTGTCACAAGCTAAAGAGGCAACCTCAGCTCTAGCCACTTATGTGCAGGGCAAAATTAAATCCGCAGCTAGTACAAAAACGCGCAACCTCGTTGACAATCGCGTTGCTGACGGCTCGAAAGTGTCTAAGTCATCAAAAATTGGTGAGATCAGTTTTGGTTATGCCTCACAAAAATTAAGCGGTGGCGCAACGACTCAGCAAATTTGGGGCGGCGTTGAGTTTGGGTCAAACAAATACAAGCAGTTCCCAGTGTGGTCAGGTCGCGAAGGTCGAGGGTCACGCGGTTGGTTTATCTATCCAACATTGCGAGCTGCACAACCTGAGATCATTAAGCAATGGGAACAGTCATTTAACAAGATAGTTAAGAGGTACAACTAATGGCTGGAAGTCGTACCCTCAAACTCTCCATACTTGGAGACGTTGACAATCTCAACAAATCGCTTAAAGCAGCCAGCAAAGATGTTGACACTTTTGGCGACAAAATGGGCAAGGTTGGCAAAATGGTTGGCGCGGCTTTTGCAGCTGCTGCCGCTGCCGCTGGTGCTTACGCAATCAAGATCGGCGTTGAAGGCGTCAAGGCGGCAATCGAGGACGAGAAGGCACAGACACAGCTTGCCGTCGCCTTAGAAAACGCCACAGGGGCTACAAAGGCACAAATTGCTGCCACTGAGCAATCAATCTTGCAAATGTCTCTGGCAACTGGTGTGGCAGATGATGAGCTGCGCCCAGCTTTGGGACGGTTGGTAAGATCAACCTCAGATACAGAAAAGGCACAGCAATTACTTGCCACAGCTTTAGACATCAGCGCAGCCACAGGCAAACCGCTGGAAAGCGTCGCAAATGCTTTGGGCAAGGCTTATGACGGCAATACAGCATCACTGGGCAAACTAGGCATTGGCTTATCAGCTGCCGAATTAAAGACCATGAATTTCACTCAGGTGCAGGGCAAATTGTCAGACCTGTTTGGCGGTGCAGCAGCTCGTAACGCTGACACTTACGCAGGGCGCATTGCTCGCATGCAAATTGCATTTGATGAGGCTAAAGAAACAATTGGTTTTGCGCTGTTGCCAATCCTTGAAAAGCTTATGGGTTTTATCAATAACAATGCTTTGCCAATCATCAACGCATTTAGCGGTGCTTTCAGCCTCAACGGCAATGGTCTTGGCGGTGTCATCACAACACTTGGCAACATAATCACTAGCGTATTTACGCCAATTATCAATGGCATGATTAAAGCGTTTGGGTATGTTCGAGATGCAATCGGTGACAATCTTGACACTTTTAAGGAATTTGGGGCGTTGATCGCAACCTATGTTGCACCAGTCATAGGCACAGTTTTGGGCGGTGCGTTACAGGTTGCAGGCAAGATCGCAGGCGGCGTTATTGACGTCATTGCTGGTGTTGTCAAAATTCTTAACGGCTTAATTTCAGGCGCGGTTGCAGGTATCAATGCTTTGATTTCTGCCTATAACGCAATACCGTTTCTACCAAACGTCAGCAAGATTTCAACACCGTCCGTCAGTGTACCTACAATCAAGACACCAACAGTGCCAACAACGACAACGACAATACCTAAGATTTCAGCACCGTCAGGCGGTAGCGCAACGACCACGTCAAGCGGTGGCGGTGTTTCAACAGCTGCAAAAGTGGCTGCAACCGCTGCCGCTGCGACGACTGGTGGCATTGGTTCATTTGATGCTGGGCGTTTCCGTATGGGCGAGGAAAAAGACCGCGCAGGTACGACAATCAACCTGACCGTGACTGGGGCGTTTGATAAGGAAGGCACAGCACGCACAATCGTTGACACATTAAACAACAGCTACTATCGCGGCACAGGCGGCGCAACTAACCTGCAAATAGCATGACCCAGTGGACGCCAGTTTGGCTGGTAGAGATCGACGGCGTTTCTTACACTGACGCCGTTTTGGCTAACCTAACAATCAGGTCAGGTCGCACAAACATTTACGAGCAAGCCCAAGCAGGTTACGTCAATTTGCAGCTGCTAGACGTTAATCAGGCGACCATACCTGTCAACATCAACAGCACCATTTCAGTGCAGGTGCAGGACACATCAAGTTCATACGTCCCAATCTTTGGTGGGACAGTCGTTGACATTGCCGTTGAGGTGCGTGACGTAGGCAGCACAATGTTTACCCAGACATACAGCATCACAGCACTTGGCGCGTTATCTCGTTTGCCAAAGGCTTTGACAAATGGTGTTTTATCGCGTGACTTTGACGGCGATCAAATCTGGGAAATTTTGTCAGACTTATTGCTTAACACTTGGGCAGAAGTACCAGCAGCTGAAACATGGGCAGATTATGACCCAACAACAACATGGGCAACAGCAGAAAACGTTGGGCTGGGTGAGATCGACCGCCCTGGTGATTATGACCTTGCAGCGCGAGGCAATAACCGCACAGACGTTTATTCTTTGGTGTCTGCATTGGCAACGTCAGGGCTTGGCTACATTTACGAGGACGCATTTGGACGCATCAGCTATGCCAGCAGTACACACCGCAGTTTGTACCTGTCAAACAATGGCTATGTGCAATTAACAGCCAACCAAGCACGCGCAGCTGGTTTGCGCGTTGAAACCAGAGCAGGCGACGTACGCAACAATGTCACAATTCAATACGGTAATCAAAGCCAACATGAACAAAGCGCAAGCGACGCTGACTCAATTTTGCAGTACGGCACGCTGTCCCAGATTATTTCAACAACCTTGCACGACTCAGCTGATGCAACCCAGCAAGCCAATTTCTACCTTGCATTGCGCAAAACACCGCAGGCAATCTTTAGTGAGATCACGTTTGACCTGACAAACCCAGAGCTAGACAACAGCGACCGTGACAACCTCATTGGCGTGTTTATGGGTGAGGCATTGGCAATCAATGACCTACCAGCAAACATGGGCGGTATCTTTCAAGGGTTTGTTGAGGGCTGGTCATTTCAGGCGTCGTACAACCAACTCTCGATCACTCTTAACATTTCACCAGTGGCTTACTCATTGCAGGCTTTGCAATGGGACGAAATCTCAGCTGCATTTACTTGGTCGGGCGTGTCGCCAACACTCGACTGGGCGCGTGCGACAATTATCACCTAAGAAGGAGAAAACATGACAAACCCAACGTCGAATTTTAACTGGCAAATGCCGACGGCAACTGATTTAGTCACGGATTTACCAGCTGACTTTGAGATTTTTGGTCAAGCTGTTGACACGTCATTGGCTGATCTTAAAGGCGGCACGACAGGTCAAATTCTTGCAAAAGCCACTAACACCGACATGGATTTCACTTGGATTACCAATGACGTGGGTGACATTACAGCTGTCACAGCTGGTACAGGTATTTCTGGTGGCGGCACATCAGGTGCAGTTACAGTCACAAATTCAATGGCAACAGCAATTGATGCTAAAGGTGATCTAATTGCTGGTACAGGTGCAGATGCTTTTGCTCGTTTAGGCGTTGGAACAAATGGACAAGTTTTGTCAGCAGACTCAACAGCTGCGACAGGTCTGGCTTGGACGTCATCAGCAAATGCTTTTACTTTAATCACGGAAACAACAGCTGCTGCTGCCTCTAGTATTTCATTTACATCAATTAGCGGTAGTTACAAACATTTGATGTTGGTTTGGGACGGAATAACTCACTCAGCAACAGGTTCACAATTTACAGTAAGACTTAACAATGACAGTTCTGGACTTTATAACACGCGCCAGTTTGGTGCTAATGGTTCAACCTTAATTAACACGGCTGGTTCATCAGAGACGGCAATGGGTCCAATTGGTGCTGGTGGTGTTGGATTTATGGGCTTAAGCTCAAACGTCTCATCAACATCAGTAAATGCGCCAATGGGTGTTTTATGGATTTATGACTACGCAAGCGCGTCAAAGTTTAAGCAATTTGAGGCAACTGGTGGTTTCTTTAACAATGCTTCATCTTGGCAAACAAACTTTACCGCCAATGGTGTTTATAATTCGACAACAGCTGTAACCAGATTAGACATTGTGCGCCTTTCAGGTTCTGCAACTCTTACAAATGATGCTAATACGTCCGTCCGACTTTATGGAGTGAACTAATGAAAAAACTTTTAATCAATTGCGAAACAGGCGAACAAACAATGGTTGATGTAACACAAGCTGAGTTAGATCAGCAAGCCATTGACGAGGCTACTTTTAGTGAGTAACTACCCACAAGGCACAAATGCCCGACTAATCGAGGTTGCAGCAGCTGAGGTTGGAACAATTGAGGAAGGCGACAACCTTACAAAGTACGGCAAATTTACAAAGGCAGACGGTTTGCCGTGGTGCGGTTCATTTGTCAATTGGTGTGCAAATCAAGCTGGCGTCAAAATTCATAGCGTTGTTGGCACAGCTGTTGGCGCACATAAATTTAAGGAAATGCAACGCTGGTCAACTATGCCTCAGCTTGGCTATTTGGCTTTCATGGACTTTCCACATGACGGCGTAGATCGCATTTCACACATTGGCATTGTTGTCGGACTTATTGACACAAAGACATGTTTGACCATTGAAGGCAATACGTCTGGGACAGGCGATCAACGCAATGGTGGCATGGTTATGGTCAAGGTCAGAGCTTATGGAGAAGGCAAGGAAATCGTCGGTTTTGGCATACCTAAATTTGTGCCATACAAGGGCGAATTTCCAAAAGTAGATGCACCAGCTGCAAAAGCAGCCGCAGTCAAAAAGGAGAGCAAAAAATGGAACAAGCAAAAGCCGTAGCAGCCTCATGGGCACGATCATTTTTGGCAGCTGCACTTGCCCTATACATGGCAGGTGTGACTGACCCAAAGACATTGGCAATGGCAGGGGCAGCAGCTGTTGCACCAGTGATCTTGCGCTGGCTTAATCCAAATGACAAAAGTTTTGGCAACTTGGGGAAGTAGCCAGAAACTTGCGGCGGCAGGGTTGGTTTGGGCACTTGCACTAATCCTGTCCGCTTGCGGGTATCAAGGCTGGACGCGCTATGAGTGTCAAGAATTCGACAACTGGTCAAAAGCGGAGTGTCAGAAACCGCAATGCCTCCCAACTGGAACATGCACTGACGACCTACTTGGCATTGACCCGTGATAAGCCAGCACGACGCAAATCACCAGAGGAAATACACGCACAACTAATCCTGATTATTGGGGCAACACTAGCTGCGGTGTTTTTGGTTGTTACCGTTGGCATTACCTATGCACTGATCTTTGTCACACAGCCAATTGGGGCACAAGCACCCAATGACGCTGCATTTATTGACTTGCTTAAAACACTTGCGATCTTTCTTACAGGTTCGCTAGGCGGTGTGCTGGCTGGCAATGGACTTAAATCCAAGCCAAAGTCACAGGACACGCCGACAAACACGCAAGGTTCTTGACCGCGCGCCGATCATGCGTCACCCTGAGTTCAGGTGGTAACACTTACCGCCTAGAAATCGGGAGAATTCTAAATGGTACTTGATTTATTAGACCCAGAGACTTTGGGTCGTTTGGTTGGCGTAATCTTTCTTATGGTGCTTGGCGGTGCAGCTGGTTATGCCAAAGGCTTCAAGGAAGGCAAGCGCGAAGGCATGGCACGTCGA